GGGGAGGTTTCCCTCCCCCCTACACATTAGGTCAAGCGGAAGTCAACAACCAAGTCGGGGTAAGCGATTTGGACACCTGCTTTGAAGGCTGCTTGGAAGCGGACTTCATCGTTGTCTTTGCTGAACCAGATTGAGAACTGTTCCTCATCGCTCAACAAGTCGGTGCCGTAGAAGAAGTTACCGAGGTAAGACGAAACGATGCGGTTCGTGCCAGTCAAGCCGGGGACTGCAATGACACGGACGTTTGTGCCGGGATACATGATGTCCCCATCCGCAAGGCCAGCCAAGTCAACTTGGTTGTACATGACGTTAGCGGTTGATTTGAACGCACCAAGCAACGTGCGGAAGTTGTCCCAACCGCAGAAGATTACGAGGTCAGTCTTGGTCAAGATGGCCTGCGGAATTTGGTTGTAGATGCCGTCGAAGACGGCGATTGCGTTGCCTGTGGTGATACCAACGGACGCAGAAACCGCTCCTGTGTTGCCGCTGATCGTAGAACCCGAAGCAGCGTTCAACAACTGGTTGACACCGCTGAAATAAGTGTTACCCTTCCAAATTGCGTTCTCCAAAGCCTCGGCAATACGGAGAGCCTTCTGCTCGCTGAATGCCTGCTCGAAAGGAACGCTCTCGTAGTTAGAGCCAGCAGTCAACTGGGTCTGCATCCAGTATTGTTCCAAGGAACGAGGACACAAGGTTTCTTGAACCTTCATACGGCCAACGGTGATATTCCGCTGGGTGAACGCAGTCGTGCCTGAAGTTGTGTAACCGCAAGCATCACCGCTCTGCAATTGTGCATCGGTGTCCATGAGGTTCAACGCAGCAGCGAACTTGATGCCCACCTGCTTGGTGAACAGGGCTGCTGAACGGGCCGAGAACACGGCCTTGGTGATGAGAGGGAGCCTCTCTTGGTCGGTGTAGGCGTTTAGATTGCCAAAATTGTATGCCATGGTTAATGGGGGTTTAGGGGTTTAGTTTTTTTTGAGTGATTGGAGTGCTTGTGCGAGTGCGTTAAAGTTCTGCGAGGCTTGAGCCTTGCGCTGCTCAACGATTGCGGAACCGCTGGCCTTGGGGGCTTCGGCTGGGAGTTCCGAAACCTTCTCAACGATGTCAGCCATAGTTTCAACCTGCGATGCGAATGCGGACATTTTCTCCTTCATCTTGCCCATCTCTGCATAGGCTGCCTTGAGTTCTTCCATGATGGCTCCGAGGTGCTTGGCGACGATGCCCTCAACGACTTCGGGGGTCATGGCAGGATAGGCTTCTTTGATTTCTTCGGTAACCTCAACGGCCACTTCGGGGGTGATTTCAGCAGCAACAGGCAAGGCTTCGATTTCGGGGGTTGCTACTTCGGCAGCGATGACCTCAACGATCTTGCCTCCTTCGGTCTTGATCGTACCAACGCCTTCAACAACGTGTTCGCCATCGGGGGCAGGGAGTGTACCATCTTCGGCTACAACGTAAACGGCAGTACCGGCAACGAGGTCCCCGTCAACACGGACAACCGTGCCATCGGTCAACTTGTAGTCAGCGAAGGACTGCTTTTGGGTGCTGAATTTGCGGAGTTCCGTCCGCAGGGATTCGATTGCGTTTTTCAGGTTCATAGTTAGTGGGATTTGTAGGTGGGTTGGATATGTTGCAAAAAAGCGGTTAATTCGTCAGCAAGGCCAGCGAGTGCGACCTCCAGTTCGGATTCGGTCTTGTCCATCCCGAACAGGCCCTCAACGGAGAAACCCCGGAACAGGTTGCGGTTGTCCCACACTTCGTCGTTCTCGACTTTGAAGGAACCGAACCAAGATCCATCGGGGGTGTCCTCGTAGCCTTTGGGTGGCATCACGCCACGCTCGGAGTCGGTGATGTAGGACTCGAACATAAACACGCCATCCAGTTCAGCGTTGTGGTAGGCGTTGACGTTGTGCTGGTTGCCTTGCTTAAAATACTTTTGGACGATTTTGCGGATGGTCGCTTTGTCAAAGACGACGTAGTACTCGCCATAGGTTTCGTCCTTTCGAAAGATGGGGGTGTCTGCAAGCATGAGAGGGCCGGTCAGGACCCTGCGTTCGCCTGTTTCGGTGAACTTTTGTGGTGTCTTTGCGAAGGCTTGGAATGGCCGTTCGATGGCTGGCATATCGGTCAGGGCGACGAATTGGACCCCTTCATCGACCTCGTCCACGGTCATTCGGTATATGGGTAGTTCCATGCAGGTAGATGTGGTTAGGCTCCAAGAGTTGCAAATTCCTCCAACCTCCGAACCCTGCGAGTGCTTTGGGTGATGTCCCTCTCGACCACATAGGCTCGCATCGGCGATGAGCCTTGGCCTTGGCCTTGACCGAATCCAGACAGGTCGGTTACATTCGGGTTTGCGAAAATTGACGGGGCTGCTGCTGCACCCGGTGCGCCACCGCCACCTGCTGCACCGCCACCCGTTGGAACGCTGCCACCATCGCCCCCGCTTGTGATAGCTTTGCCTGCCTGAATACCAGCAGCGGTAATTGCTGCGATGCGTAACCCTGCACGAATCTTTGAAAGCGTGTTGAGGGTTTTCGCTTGAGCCACCCCTGCTGCTCCACCTGTAACTGCATTGGCTGGATTCAAAGCGGCATTAGCCGTATTCCCTGCCATCTCTTTTTGAAGGTTGATAATTACTTGGGCAATGGCCGAACCTTTCTCCAAAGCCAACGCAGCAAGAGCGATTCCTTTGCTTTGATTGCCAAAGGACTGCAAGATGTTTTGAACCGCTTGCAATGAGTCCATGGTTACCTGTTGCTTGAAGTCGGCCAAGGTTTGCTCGTTCGCCTTCATGTCCTCGTTGAACTTGATGCGACGCTCCATCTCGGTCTGCATCGCTTGGGCGTTCAAAGCGTCCTGCTTGGCGTTTTGATCAGCGGTAATCTGCACCAAAGCGTCAGCCGTTGTCTTGGCTTGCAGTACTTCGGTTTCGGCCATGATAGCCCTTGACCGAGCCTGCTCTTCCATCATTAACCTGCGAGCCTCTGCGGTCTTCCTGTCATCTTCTTCACGCTTCTTGTTGGCCTGAATCTGCGCCTCGGTATGGGCTTCGTATGCATCCCGGTAATTGGAGAGGGCTGCTTCTTCACGCATCAAAGCATCCTCCCTTGCTTTCGCTGCGATGGCCGGGTCGGGTAGGTTCAAGAACCTGCGGACCGCTGCGGTCAGTTCGTCCCACTTGGCGATAAGTAGCCCTACGGCTGCGATGGCTGCACCGATACCCGTTGCAAGCAAAGCGATTCGAAACGCCTTCATCGCCCCCGTACTAGCACCGACTGCGGTTGCGTAGAGTGCCTGCGCTGCTGCCTGCCCTTGGGTTATTAGGATGGAGTCCTTGTTGAGCAGGTTGGCGACCTGCTGCACTCCAGTAGCGAGAGCCATGGCCCCTTGGACCTTGAGTAACGATTTCTGCAAGTCCTCGTTCTCGGACCCGAACAACGCTGCTGCACCTTGGGCGATTTGGAACCCTGCCGTTATCCCCTGCACCGCTGAAACAACGGTGTCAATCCTTACGGTGTCGCTTGCAAGGGTCTTGATTCGCTGCGAGGTGTCCCCGATTTGGTCTTTCAGTTTCCCTGCCTCGGCCTCCATTTGCTTGAAAGCCTTCGTGCCTTCTTGCCCGGCCAAAGACATATCAATGAGCGTCTTTTGGAGTTCACGCAGACGCTGCTTCGCACTCGTCGTGCCTTGTGCGGTGGAGTCCTTGATTCCTACTTCGAGGACGATTTCTTTAGTTACTGCCATTATCCGGGGGTTGGTAATTCAGGGTTGATGGGTGGTTCGTAGTCAGGATCCGCTGGGTCAGGGTCGATAGGTCCGTTCGGTAATCCAGCAGGGTCGCTTGTTATTGGAACGCTCGTTACAGGCACGAACTCTGCGAGGTTGAGAATCCTTCGGAGCGTTACCCGGCACGGCTTTGCTTCGCCTACGGTATAGTCCCGAATCTCAAGCAAACGCCATCGAATGCCGTTGTAATAAATCGGCTTTCGGAAGTCGAGTTGGTAGATGTCCACGCAGTTCAAGACCATCGTCAACTCCAACTGCAAGGCTTCCTTGGAGGTCGTTTCGGTGATGTAATTCAGCCAATACTTGTTGTAAAGGTTGTTGTTCGTGTAGGTGATTGGCGTACCGCTTGCGTTGACCGCATTGTAGAAGACCTGCCTCGGAATACCAAAGGCAAGGTCCTCGGTCGGTGCGTAGGGGTTGTCAATGTGGCTGACGAATGGAACGTTGGCGACGTATTCGCCCGTAGCAAACGAACCGCTCACGCCTGTTTGATAGAACCAAGACGTTGTGCCTTGAGCGATTGAGTTGTACTGCGCTAATCGGTATCCCGTGTTCAACTGCTTAACCGTACCGCTTGCCGTGCTGCCTTCTAAGTCCCAAGCCCTGCCGATGACCTTATCGGTCGTGAACGAACCCGGTATCAGCGTCCCGGCCATGGTTTCGCAGACGAACTCGGATTTGCCGTAGAAGTTCTGCGTCAAGAACTGACGGCCTCCGTAGCCTTCCTTGGCGAGCGGATTGCTTGACTTGTAGGTCTTGGACAGGTAATCGCCCATGTCTTTGTACTTAAACACAAGCGACTTGTATTGGTTCGGGTCGCCATTGGTCAACAACTGCTCTTGATTCTCGTCAACCTTCTGCGTCCAGTCAACCACACCGCTGGAGTAGAAGTCCTTGAACGGCTCGATGTATAGGAGTTTAGGGTCCTGTGCATCGGGCATGAAGTAAAGATTGAACATCTTTTGCAGGTCAACGAGTAGGTCGCTTTGCTTCACGTCAGCAGGCAGAGCGGTCCGCATATCAACGACTCCGATGCTTGCTGGATTATCAATGCAAGTCCATAGAACGGTTGCCCCCGAAAGGATGGAGTAAGTGTTGGTAAAAAAGTTAAGCCCTGCTACAACTGCAAACCCAATGTTTGCGGTCGTGTTTGCTGGTATCGTTACATTTTGAAAACTGACCGAGAATTGAGTGTTGGTCGTAAAGTTTATTCCCGTGCGAACCATGTTGTCCGTTGAGTCGGTCAAGTTTCGGATGGACATATTTGCTGCAAATCTTCCAGCGGTTGCGCCACTAACAGTTAAGATGACATCAACATTCCAACGGGTTGGAACATTCGGAGCAACAAAGGTGCTGGACGATGCGACCCAATAGCCTCCATTGTCAAAATAAGGTGCAGGCGTGTCTTTGGGGAATAGAGCGGTTGCGTTTGAACTTCCTGCAAAAGTTACATTCCCAGTGGACTGCGCAAAGATGTTAGACCCCGAAAGGTTGACAGGAATCGTCCCGGCAGAGTAGGGGATGACCAGTTTCTTGAATAGGGTTGAGTTAAAGAAATTGGATGAATACCGATAGCCTGCCTCGGCAAAGATGAGGTCCACCATCTTCTTGACGTAAATGCTTGGCCCCATCTTCCAATAAGGAACCGCAAACCATCCCTGCGTAATTACGTCCGTGGCTCCGTAGGAATCCACCAAGCCATAAACGTAACCGCTTGCACCCGATGCGGTCCAAGTCGCAGAAACATGGGCCGAGGTCAGCGTGTGATTCATCCCGGTAACGCCAGCCGTGTTCACAAGCAGGTTATTTTGGATGTCTTGGAATAGGCTCACGTCCTCGCTGAACATCCCGACCTCGTAAGTTACATCGCCCTTGGTCTTGGACATAGAGAGCAACTGCATCGCACCGCTGAACACTTGGACCCCATCCTCCCACATCGCTGCACGAATCTTTTTGTTCGGTTGGAATCCACCGACGAAGGACTGCACGTTGTAGGCAAACTTGAACAGGCTTGCGTTGGTTGTCGTATTAGGCAACTCTATCGTCTTGGAGAACGACCCCCTACGCTTGGTGATATCGTTTATGTCGTCAATGCTGAACGTGATGGCAATGTCCGTGCCACCCATTGTATCAACTACATAGGGGACCTCAACATCGGAATCGTTGAGAGGGTAGGCAATCAGCGTGACGCTCATAGGATGTTGTTCTTGTAAGCCACGGCAACCTCGACCTGCAACTGCGTGAGGCGGTCGTTCCTGCGGGTCGTGAATTGATAGGTGTTGGCATTGACGATGGCTTCAACCAGTTGCCCGTCAAGTTCAAGCCATACCTGCCCGGACCTGACCATCTCAATCAGCCAAGCGGATTCTGCATCCGTCAGCCAATCCGAGTTGAGTGCGTAAACGTAGTCGAACTCACCTGCCCAAACTTTGTCGTAGGTGGTAGTCGCATAAACGTCCGAGTTGTAGCCGAAGGTCTGCCTGCTGATGTTGGCCCGCTTGCGGTTCTTCAGCGTGAAGGTGTAGGAGTCAATACCCCCGTACTTGTTTTGGAAGTGAACCGGGATGGAGTTGAATCGCTCGCAAGGGCCAAGCGTGTACCTGTATGATTTTGTCGTATTGCCTCCGCTATCTAAGAAGGCAATAGTATAGTAGGCTCCCTCTC